AAATGTCTATAGATCATATACCATATCTTTTATCTATAAATTATAAAGATTGTAATTACTTTTCATTAAATGGTTTAACAAAAACAGCAAAAGTTGTTAAAGTATATGATGGGGATACTATAACAGTTATTTTTCATCACAAAGATGAATATAATAAATGGAATTGTAGAATTTATGGTATTGATACGCCAGAAATAAAAACAAAAAATCCAGAAGAAAAAGAAGCAGGGTTAGAAGCAAGAAATTTTCTAAAAGACTTGATATTAGAAAAAATTGTAACAATAGAATGTCTTGATTTTGATAAATATGGTAGATTGTTAATAAATTTATTCTATAATGATAAAAATATTATGAAACTTATGATTGAAAATAATTATGGGAAATTATATTTTGGTGGTACTAAAGAAGCGTTTTAATCCATATAAAATGCTTTCTTTATTTTATATTTTTCTATTAATTTTCTACAATTATCACAAGGATGTGAGGTTTGAAAATTATATTCTTCAGAAATATGATAGTCATTAAGAATACGGGATATATATATATCACTTTTTGATATTAAGTTTTTATTACCTTTTTTAATAGCATCTAAAATAGCATCGTGTTCAGCATGAATATTTTGAAGTATTTTCCTTTCTTTTTTAATATAATTATAAGACCGAGTATAATAATCTATAGAATGATTATGTCCTTTTCCTATTATTTTATTATCATATACTATAACAGCACCATAATTTTTATTCATATTAGATTTTTCAGCATCAATTGAAGCAATTTTAAAATATTTAATATGTTTATTATTCATATATCTATTACATGAATCTTGCAAACAATCTCCTGAACATTTCATTATTGATTTTTAAAATAATCTTATAGAATTATTAAAAACAAATAATCAATTTTTTTTATATAAATGAAAAAAATTGATCATTAGTATTTAAGATATTCATAATTCTAACAATGAATATTAAAAAAACAATTTATGTTTTTATCATCTGTATGTTGTTTTTAAATATGAATATGATATATCAAGATATGTCAGTATATGATACTAATAAATTTACAAAAAGACAATTATCCTATAAAAAATGGAGATGTATTTCTTACTATTCTAACAATGACGAAAATACATATAAATATTTAGAAAAATCTTGTTACAAATATAAACACGATTATTTAAATTTTATTCTTGAAAGAAGTAATGTATTATTTTATAATCTTATTAAAAAGATTGCTATATATATACTAATTATATATTTATATATTTCTATTATTCAATAGAATGATGAAAAAACTTGATATAAAAGATATAGCAAAATTATTAGAAAATACAACAACTTCTAATATATCAACAAATTTATTAAAAATAGATGATAATATATATGGTAATAGTATTTCTACAACATCAGAAAATTCAGAAAATTCAGGTAATACAGATATATCTGATAATAATATGTCATTAATATTAAGCAATGTCAATAGATCAGAAACACCAGATAATAGAAAATTATCATTTAATAAAAATCCTACAATAACACCTATATTAAAATTTAATAAACCAGATTTTACTAATATTCCTATTAATAAAAAATCATTAATAATAGAAGATAATTTAAATATAAATAATATAAAAACCGATTCACCTATATTAAGTAATAGTATTAATTCTTTTTCTAGAACTAATTCAAATGAAAATAATATAAAATATAATATAGACGAAGACGATGAAGAATTTGATAAAAAAGATCCGCTTATTAGAAAGATTTTAAAATATAAAGAAAAGCTTGATAAGAATTTATTTATTTTAAGTGTTAAATATGATAGAATTTGTTATAAATATAATACTATTTCTTTAACAATTATGATTTTATCAACAATATCAACATTTATTGAAGCAACAAGATTAACAATGACAGAATATTTAAGAAATAATGAGAATACCCTAATTATTGACGTTGATATTTTTACTTTATCTATAAATATTTTAATGCTTGTAATGGGAACAGTAATAACAATTTTAAGTAGTATAGTACGTTTTAAAAACTATAGAGAAATTATGGAAAAACTTAAAAATTATCAAAATATTATTGTAAAATATAAAATTTTATATGATAAACAAATTGATATTATCAAAAATTTTAAATATAATAATAGAGAGCTTGATGATGATAGCTTTAATGAATTAAATAATAAATTAAAAGAATATAATAAAGAAGTTAATGAGAATATTAATTTAATTGAAGATATAAGAAATGATGATAAGATTAAATTGCAGCAATTTAAACATACTTTTGATATTCAATTAGATAAAATGAAACAAGAAAGAAATATCAAATTATTAATTAACAAAAATGAATCAGATATTAAAAGAATTATTTTAAATAATAAAAAAGACCTTGAATTAATGAAAATAAATAATAAAAAAAATAAAAAAAGTTTTAAATATATTAATATAGATAATAATGAATATGAAAATGATTCTAAAAAAAGAAATAGACAGGATGGTTCAATTGTTACAATGGCTAATTTTGATATAGTATCTACAGTTTAATAATTTATTTTTTTATTTTTATACGTTATTATAATGATAATAATATTTTAAGATAATAATTAAAAAATATATTAAATAAAAATAATAGAAAAATATTTAATTGGAATAAGCAAGACCACCCATACCAGATAAGATACGAAGGACGTTATAGTTAACAGCATAGATTGATATAGAGCCATTAGTTACTCTACCTGGTAATTTTGTTGCTACAGATAATACGGCGGTATCAATGCGACTCATATTAAGAGTTCCGGATGGTTGATGATCTTCGGGTTTAATAGAGAATGAATATACGTTAATTCCTTGATGGAATAGATCGGGGGTATTTTCGTGATGTTGATAAGGCTGAACAACTGAAAAATAGTCTCCGGGGCGTTCAGCATAACGATCATTTCCATTAAGAACCATTTTGGATTTATTAGTAGGATTTACAGACATTAAATAATTATTGCCATCAGCTGAGAAGTTGCTGCCATTAGCAGAAGAGAAGTTATTCCAATAAACACCAGGAGCATTCTTTTTAGTAACCCATATAATTTCTTTACAAGGATGATTGAAGTTCATGCGTAAACTCTTCATTGAGTCAGCGCCGTTGCTGACAGTATCAGAGCCAGTAAACTGAAGTTGTTCTATAAGATATTCGTGGGTAACTTGAGCAAAACGTCTTCTTTCATCGGTATCAAGAAAGATATAATCTACCCATATTCTACCGGATTCTAAAGATAATTTATCGGCTGTTTGATTATAACTTGTAGTACTATTAGCTAAAGGAACAGCAATATTATCATCTTCGTTAGTATAGTTAAAATCTTTAATATCGAACATATTCATAGCAGCTTCATATTCTATATTGATTTTAACTTCGTGATATTGGAGAGCAATTAAAGGAAGAGCGAGACCTACATTTCTACAGAACCAGAATTCAAGAGGAACATATAATTCATATGATGAATTGGCAGCTAATTTAATACATCTATTAAATTTATCAGCGCCAACCATAGATCTATAACCTTCTTTTTTGCCAGGTGAAAGAGTTAATTCATTCCAAATATATAACCATTCTGAATAATGTTTATCGATTCTTTGTCCTCCAATTTCTATTTCAACAGTTTTTAATAATTTTTGACCGAAATTAGGGACGAGAGCATAAGCTTTAGCTGTGTCACTATTTTTAATTACACCATTGAAATAAATACGATTAATTAAATCACCATTGCGAGTGATTTGAACACTAATACGAGATCCTAATGAATTATTTCCAGTAGGTGTTTGTTCTATTGCTTCCATAGCAAAATTAGTATGTCTACGGTAAACTACTTTAAAAAAGGTAATTTGGGGATTACCAGTTAAATAAACATCTTGAGCACCATAGGCGACCAACTGAAGAAGACCACCACCCATTTATGCTATATTCTTTATACTATAATAGGAGAAAAAAAATGTTTGATATTTTTATTAAAAAAATAAGCTTTCTTATGCTTAATTGGAATAGGCAAGCCCACCCATTCCAGAAAGTATACGAAGAACATTATAGTTAACAGCATAAACATATAAATTTGTTTTTGCCCAAGTTTGATCATTAGAAATAGTGTTCATTGTTATATTAAGAACTGATGTATCGATACGACTCATATTGAGAGATCCAGATGGTTGATGATCTTCGGGTTTTAATGAGAAACTATATACATTAATTCCAGAATTTGTAGGGATATTCTCGTGGTGTTGATAAGGTTGAACTAAATTGAAATAAGAACCATTTCTCTCAGAAAATCTGTCATTTCCATTAAGAACTAATTTAGCAGTTTTAATAGGATTTTTAGAGGTTATTGATGAATTTTTAAGAGCAGTAGATAATGATTCATATGTAGCTGGTAATACTACGCTTGTGTCAGTAGTAGTATAGTTAAACCAATTATTATTAACAACACTTGCGGTTGAACTAGATTTAGTAGATGACATCCATACTAATTCTTTACAAGGATGATTGAAAGAAAGTTTTGGTTTTATGGAAGCAGAAGATACAGCTTCTTGACCAGTAAACTGAAGTTGTTCTATAAGATATTCGTGAGTAACTTGAGCAAAACGTCTTCTTTCATCAGTATCAAGGAAGACATAATCAACCCATAATGATGCATTTAATGTTAACATAGTAAGAGCAACTTCAGAACCTTTGCAGTTAGCAGCAGTCTCAAAATCGATGTTTATTTTAACTTCGTGATATTGAAGGGCAATTAAGGGAAGAGCGAGACCAACATTTCTACAAAACCAGAATTCTAAAGGAACATATAATGTAGAGTTAATAGCACCACCATAAGCACCAACCATTTCGTTATATCCATCACGTTTAGATAAAGGAAGAGAAAGTTCGTTCCATATATACATCCAATGAGAATAATGTTTATCTATTTTTTGACCACCTATTTCAATTTCAACATAGTTGATTAAACGAAGACCGAAGAAAGGGCATAATACATCAGTATTGTTGCTCATATCTAAAACTAAATATACACGATTGATTAAATCACCATTACGCGAGATCTGGCAAGTAACACGTTGTCCATATCCAGGATTTCCATTAAAAGTTTGTTGGATTGATTCTAAAGCGAAATTAGTGTGTCTACGATAAACTACTTTGAAAAAGGTAATTTGAGGATTACCAGTTAAATAAACATCTTGAGCACCATAAGCGACTAACTGAAGAAGACCACCACCCATTTATGCTATATTCTTTATACTATAATAGGAGAAAAAAATATTTAATATATTTTACATATAAACTGTAGATTATTTGGTATTATAAAAATGAGAATTTAAAATCAAAATTTGTAATAAATTAAAAATTATAAAAATAAGAAAAATATTTGTAAATTTAATTGGAATAAGCAAGACCACCCATACCAGAGAGGATTCTAAGAACATTGTAGTTTACAGCAAAAATCTTAACACCGGTATAATCTTTTTCTACATATGCTGATCCTTCATAACTATAATATTTATTTTTAACTTCAAGAGAAAGAACGGCAGTATCAATACGACTCATATTGAGAGATCCAGATGGTTGATGATCTTCGGGTTTTAATGCAAAACTATATACGTTGATACCTTTATTAAGAGAAATAGAACTATGATGTTGATATGGTTGAACTAATGAGAAGTAATTTCCAGCTCTTGATGCGAAACGATCATTGCCATTAAGTTGTAATAAGCAAGAATTGAAAGGATTAGTAGCTGATAAAGAGGGTATTACTCCTGCAGCATGATTAGTAGCACTTAAAGTTCCAAAATTACCAAAATTAGAGCTTGATAATAAACCTTTATCATCAAGAGTTAATTTAGGATCTGGCATATTCCAAGTATTACTATTGGTATAATTATACCAATATTCGACTTCGGCTTTTTTGGCTACCCATATAAGTTCTTTGCATGGATGATTGAAATTTAATTTTACACGAGTAGTACTCTTTGAGCTTAGAGATTCATCACCACTAAATTGTAATTGTTCAATTAAATATTCATGTTTAACTTGAGCAAAACGTCTTCTTTCATCAGTATCAAGGAAGATATAATCAACCCATAAATTTGTAGCACCTAAAGCAGGTGCCGTAGTTCCCGCTGAGAGACAATTAGCAAGAGTTTCAAATTGAAGTTTGACTTTGACTTCATGATATTGAAGAGCAATTAAAGGAAGAGCAAGACCAATATTGCGACAGAACCAGAATTCTAATGGAATATATAGAGTTGATTTTTTAGAAGAAGTAAGATCACAATCAGCACCAACCATATTATCATAACCATATTGTTTTCCTAAAGGAAGAGATAATTCATTCCAGATATATAACCAATCTGAATAATGTTTATCGATCTGTTGACCTCCGATTTCAATAATGATGTTATTTATTAAACGAAGACCTAAATAATTAACATATTTATTAGCAGGATATGTTGTAGGTTCAACATCAACTTGTAAATACATGCGATGTATTAAATCACCATTACGTGAGATCTGGCAAGTAACGGTATTTCCATATGCGGTTAAACCATTAAATGTTTGTTGAATAGCTTCCATAGCGAAATTAGTGTGTCTACGATAAACTACTTTGAAAAAGGTAATTTGAGGATTACCAGTTAAATAAACATCTTGAGCACCATAGGCGACCAACTGAAGAAGACCACCACCCATTTATGCTATATTCTTTATACTATAATAGGAGAAAAAAAATGTTTGATAATATTATTTTGTTAAAACATCTATATATAAAAAGAATACACTATTCAACATTATGACTAAAAAATGTTTAAAGAAAAATGTTCAAAAAAAAAGAACATCAATAATGAAGTAAAAGATAATATTACATTAGATGCAATGCATAATAAAATGATAAAAAAATTTATTTCAAACAGTATAGAAAAAGATAATAATCTGCTTTTACTTAAAAAATATAACGAAGATTATGCCAACTTATTAATAAAAATAGAGAGCGTTAAAAATACAGATAATAAGGAATTATATAATTCATTATGGACAAGTAATATAAAAAATAGAGAATGTATAATTAATATTAATAATAAATTAAAAGAATTAGATAATTTTGATGAAATTGACTATTATAATAATACAAGCGATATTTTATTTAACTACTATGAAATGATTGAAAGACAATCTTGTGTTAAAATTCCAACATTAACTACATCTATAACGGAAAATAAGATAAAATCATATAATGTATTACAAGCATTAAATAAGAATATAGAAAAAATAATACCCGACAATATTCAAGAAAAACCTATTATACAAAATAATAATGATAAAAGTAAATTAGTAGATGAATATCTATCTATTATAAATAACCAACATATTAAAAAAATACAACAAGATGAGATAGAAATATGCAGAGTTTGTAATAATTCTATGATATGTTATCAACACGATGCTATAATGATATGTAATAATTGTGGATATCAAGAATTATTATTAGTAGAACAAAATAGACCTATATTAAAACAAAATACAAAAGATACATCACATTTTAGTTATAAAAGAATAAATCATTTTAGAGAATGGTGTAATCAAGTTCAGGGCAAAGAAAGTACAGATATACCTGACGAAATATTTGAAAAAATTTTAAATGAAATAAAGAAAGAAAAAATATTAGATACTAAAACTATTACATATAGCAAGATGAGGGAAATATTAAAAAGATTAAGAATAAATAAATACTATGAACATATTAATTATATTATAAATAGAATTAATGGAATTCCAACACCTCAATTTTCACCAGAATTAGAGGATAAGTTATGTAATATGTTTAGAAATATACAAGTTCCATTTTTGAAACATTGTCCGAAAGATAGAAAGAATTTCTTATCATATAGTTATGTATTATATAAATTCTTTCAAATACTTGGTTTAGACGAATATTTAAAATATTTTCCACTTCTAAAAAGTAGGGAAAAACTATATGTTCAAGACCAAATATGGAAAAAAATATGCGAAGAATTAAATTATGATATTATACCATCTTTATAATATTATTTAATTCATTATTTAACCAGGGAAACCAACTAAACGGAATCCAGCACCAAGACCGACACCTTGACGAGCTCCTGCAGAGATTGAAGGAGCAAGTAAATCTAATATAGAAAAGACACAAGCGGCAGTTAAACCAAGCATCCATACTTCACTTAATTGAAGAGGTGATTTAGGTAAAATAATAGCAACAAAAGCAACTATTAAACCTTCAAAAGCATATTTAACAACACGTATTAATGCTTCCCACATATCAAACGAATATTCCATTTTTTTCTTCTTATACTTTTATTATGAGAATTTATTTTACACATTTGTTTTTTATTTTGCCATAAAATTGGCGTTTTAAGTGTCAAAGAGTATAGTTATAAATACTAAAAGTATATAAGATTTATAATATTAAAATTATTATAAATGAGTGATAAAGAACTAATAAGCACTAAAGAAGTTGATTATTTAGAAGAAGATAAATCTATTAAAGGACAAAACTATGCTCTGCTTTCTTTTATTAGCCCCGAAGATGTTATAGTATCTAAAGAAGCCTATTTTTTTAAACAATTTTTAGATAATTTTGGCAAAGATATGAAAACACTATTAGATGGTATAAAATCAAAATATGTTGATTCTGCTGACCTTGTCGATACTATAGCAACTAATCATTCTTATATTTTTAATGCTAAAGATTTAAATGATCAATATAATTTCTATAAATCATCTAATTTTACCGAATTAGAAAATACATATCATCGCGATAACAATTTTGTTACTACTATGCGTGGTATTAAAGTTCGTGGCGTATTTGATACTCTTGATGAAGCAAGAAATCGCAG